CTAGAAATTAAGGTAACTTGCTAGTTTTTGGGTGGCTTCGTTCTTTTGCTTTGCAGTGACTGCCGTGTAAATATCTAAAGTCGTTCGATAGCTTGAATGTCCTAGCTGATCCTGAACTGATTTAACCGAGGCACCAGCTTCAAATGCCAAGGTGGCATAGGTATGCCGAAATGCATGGACGGTTACGTGTTTTAGATCATATTTCGTCAGGGTATGTTCAAGCCATTTGCGCGGTTTAGATGGCTGAAACATCTCATTATTTTCATTGGCAAAAACATAATTGTTGATGTGATTTACGTTAAAACCAAAACGAATAAGATATTTCTTCTGGTCCAATTGCCACCGTTGCAAAATTCGCACTGTTTTAGGGTCTATGAAGACAGTTCGATTACTTCTGGCAGTCTTGGGCGTCTGTACCAGTAAACGAGCCATATCGCCTCGAGACTGTGTTTTATTGATGCTTATGGTGTGATGAACAAAATCAATATCTGACCATTCCAAACACAACATTTCTGACTTTCGCATACCGCTAAATGCTGCCAAACGGAAGAACACACTAGCTTGTGGCGTATTGTCGTCATCATTCAGACACTCAAAGAAGTGTTGCAATTCTGACTTATCAAAATAATTCTCTAAGTTTTTGCGTGAACGATCATTCTTATTTACTGGTACAATAACGCGCTTAGCTGGATTTTCACTGATCAAGTCAGTGTTGATGGCATAATCGAGAACCTTAGCAACGTAGTTCATAAGCGTATGATACTTGGCTAATCCCTCGTTAAACCATTGGTTGATTGCTTTCTGACAATCTTTAATGGTTATTTGAGCTATGCGGTACTCGCCAAACACGGGCAAAATGTGTAGGCGAAACATTCGTTTGGTAGTTGCCCAAGTACTTTCTTTAACGGTATGCTGATATTGTGTGAACCAGAGTTGATAGATGTCACTAAAAATAGAATTATCATTCTTTGTGGGAAGTCCATGGTTGTAAACATCAAGCTCAAGTCTTGATAATACAATCTGGGCTTCTTTTTTTGTCTTGAATCCACGACGCCGGGTAGTTTTCTTCTTACCAGTTAGTGGATCAGTGCCTAAATATATTTGAAATTGATAACGGGTATTCCCGTCCTTGTCCTGATACTTCTTGATTGTTGCCATTTATAATTTCCTCCATAACGTACCTTGAGCGGGGCAGTGTTATGTAGAGAAAATATTATAGTGGTATTAACTACTCATCAATTCGTAACAAACTAGTGATTAGAATTACGATTTTTTAATTTAGTGAAATATTGTTCTTTAGTTTCCTCAAAATCAATTAAAAGATCGGAGTGTACCTTAACATTACTGTTCTCATTAAGTGCAGACTCTACAACCTCTTCAATATCCTTTTTTATATCTGAAATAAATGAAACAGACATTTTGCCTAAATAAGAATTTAGTTTTTTTAATTGGATAGTATCGGAAGGGTGAAGATCTGTTCCTATCATGATTGTGTCTCCATCATATTGTCCTTCAAACTCTGTATAGCCTTGTAACTCAATTGAATCAATACGATTATTATTTTCACTTACATTAATGAACAACGATGCCTCATATGTTTCTGGTTTCCCATGATCGTAATCAGGATCGGGAACTAGATCGCCTTCATCAAATGTGTAGTCAAAGTCGAAAGGAACATATTCAAAAAAAGCAGTTGGGTCGACCTCAAGTGACTGGCATAATTTGTTAATTGTCGATAGTTGAATCATTTTACCTTTATTTTGTGCTGTCGATGTAATGGTGTTTCGGGATATTCCAGTATCGTTGGCTAATTCATTCACTCTTCTTCGTTTTTGAGTCATTAATAAAGCTAGATTATTTCTTATCATTGATAGTCACCTCGATGATTATGATAATATATATCGTACTCATTAGCAATAAATACCTGTTTTTAGATAAAAATAGTTGTCCAATTACCATTGATTTTATTTTTAATTGTGATATTATTTTGTCTGTAGACAAGTTAATTTGTCTTATGCTGAATTTTGGAGGCTTGAATAATGAATAATTTTCCTAGATATATGAATTTAGGACAAGCATGCAAGTATTTAAACGTAAAATCTCGTAATACCCTAAATAACTATATAAGCAAAGGACTACCTATCGTTGTCATCAATGGTACTAAGCGTATTGATCAATTAGACGCAGATAAATTCATGCAAGCACATAAAAAGTAAGGCCTTGAGCGGGGCAGAATAATTTTAAGGAGGTGATTCTATGAACTTGGTCAGTTTATTGTTAGTCGGACTTTTTGCCAGTTATTTTCTTGGCATTGCTACAGCGTTAGTTGGAATGAAGAAAGCGTAAAGATACGAGGCAAGAAAAATGGGAGAGCATACAAAAAAGACCTACTTAGCTTTGGTCGGCAGTAGGTCAGGCAGATTGCAATGTATGTTTCCCCTTAATTCTAACACGAAAACACGTTTTGGATAAAGGAGAAATTTAAGTGCGAGAAATTAAAGATATTGATGAACTGACAGAAGAAGCAGGAGACATTTACAATGCCTTACGTGGTCTAAAGAAATATATTGATTTTATCTTGTGTGAAGCGTCAAAAGATGATTCTGGAGAGGTTAGTGGCTTGGTCACAACGATCGTTTGTCTTGCTAACGCTCACTATACGGATATGGATAATTTCAATGTGTTTGGTGGTGAAGAGCAATGAAAGAATCTGCTGCGCTATATACGGCAATTGAATTGGCTGAAAGCGGGTATGATATTTATCCCTTATCAGCTAACACTAAGACACCACCTAAGGGCCACCACGGATATTTAGAAGCCACTAAAGACCAGAACACTATTGTGGACTGGTTTCAAAGTAACCCAGCTTATAACTTAGGATTGCGATTAGACACGTCCCACTTATTGGTAGTTGATGTTGATATTCACGATTCTACTAAGAATGGAAAAGATAGCTTATTCGAATTACAACGGCAAGGCAAGACACTTCCGCCAGATACGTACATTGAGAAGACGGCTAGTGGTGGTCTTCACTACTTCTTTAAGTATACCGGAGATAAGGTGCGCAAGGTCAATAATTGGCCCGGTATTGATCTGCTAACTGACTTTACTGTCATTGCACCAAGTGAGATTGATGGAGCGGCTTATGCACCTTTAGATGGTCGAACATTAGCTGATATTCAATCGGCACCTAATTGGCTAGTTGATGAATTAAGCACAAATAATTTGAACGGTGCGTCAGAACACGCCTATACAACGCGGTTAAAGAAATATACGGGACGTTTGCTTGATGAGATGGTGCAAGGGGTCAGTACAGGTGATAGAAATGTTTGGCTTACTAAAATGGCAGGTCGAATGTTTAGTGTAGGTGCTGATCCGAAAACTGTTTATAACATGTTATCGGTGATAAATGATTCTTTTGTAGACCCGTCGCTATCCAGCAAAGAGATAAATGTTATTTTCCAGTCTATTTTAAAACGAGAGAGTAAGGGGGTTAATTGATGGGGAAAGCTATGGATTTACCCACTGAGGTAAAGAAGACCGCTGATAAGGTTGTAAAAATGCGGCAAGAAGCAGATTGGACTAATGACTTTAAAATGAATTCTGACGGTGGTGTGAAAACCAAGTCTTTATTCAATATTCGGTTAATCATGAAAAATGATCCAATGTTAAAAGGCTTAGTGGTGTTTGATGACTTTTCAGAGCAAATCGTTAAGAATCCACAAACTGGTAACTCTTTATTCAAAAGGGGCTTCTGGAATGATAGTGATGATACCTTACTAAGAAGCTATCTTGAGGATCATTACAACTTGCTGTTTAGTAAAGAAAACATCACGGACGCCGTGGTGACCGAATCTCATCGAAAGAAAATCAATCCAGTTAAAGAACGTATTGAAAAAGTTGTTTGGGACGGCAAGCCACGTGCTGAACGTTACTTCGTTGACTATCTGGGTGCCGAAGACAACCACTATACGCGATCTATAACTAAAACGTGGTTGACAGGTCTCATTGCGAGAGTATATGTGCCCGGAGTTAAATTTGAAATTGTTCCTATTCTTGAGGGGAGTCAGGGATTAGGCAAAAGTACAGCCAGTCGTAACCTATACCCGGATAAGTTTAATGACACGCTAAAAGGAATGGGGAAGCAAAAAGACGATTACCAGCAATTGCAAGGCAGTTGGGTGGTTGAGGTTGCTGAACTTTCTGCGATGAAGAAAACGGATATTGAGGGAATTAAAAATTTCATCAGTGCGCAAGCTGACACTTATCGGAACAGTTATGGTCGCTATGCTTTACCGCACCCTCGTAAATGTGTATTTATTGGGACAACCAATCAATCCGATTACTTGAAAGATGCCACTGGTGAGCGGCGTTTTTACCCAATTAAATGTGGTGTTAATAAGGCCAAGTTAGATGTATGGCACCCGGACGAGAACTTTATTCTTCAAGTTTTGGCAGAAGGTAAGTATTGGTTTGATAATGGCGAACTTTTGTATCTGGATAAGGCGACTATGAAAGAAGCTAAAGCCTACCAAATGGAGGCTGAAAGTGTTGATCCTATGAAAGATGCTGTTGAAGAATTTCTATCCATGAAAGTACCTGTCGATTGGGAAAACATGAGTACCAGCTTGAAGCAAAGTTATGTTAATGACTACGGTCATCAATCTAGATGGTTGCTTAATCAGATTAGCAAAGAACGGAAACTACTGAATCAAACAACAGCTCGTGAAATTATGGAAGTTGTTTTCCATAAAACAGTAGATCGTTATTTAACTGGTCGAACAAACTCAGAAGCAAAGCGAATTAAATTGTTAATGGATAATATGGACGGTTGGAAAGCACAACGAATTAGAATGAATGGAAAGTTTCCACATGGATATGTTCGCGTACAATGATTGAAAATGCTAAGTGTACCACGTTGCACCGGGTAATGAACCACGTTAGGGCACTTTGAAACGTTGTTATATCAACGATTGTCCGGGTGTACCACGTGTACCACGTTAAAACGAAAAGTTTCAGGTACAGGAGGAAAAGGAAAAAATGAAAGTAATCTATCCAAGTTTAGTTGAACAATCTTTTGATCTTTATGTCAAACGATATGGAACGGTTCCTTCAAGCAAAGTAAACAAGTTGAAATCACATATTTATAGTGTCTTAGTGCGAGAAGGTTTTTTGGAACAAAATGGTGATCCAACCCAAAGAGCAAAAGATGATGGATTGGTTGAAAGCTTCACTCCGAATGAACAGGGGGAGTATGAGCCAGAATCTGTAAGAGATTTAAAACTTATGTATCCTATGTATGCGCAATTTAGTGACAATCACTTCATGAAATCAAGTCAAGGGTGGTTAGCTGATGCCTACGTTATCCGAAGTGTTGCAAACCAAGCATTGAATGATCCTAGTAGTAATGAAGAACAACGGCAAAATGCTTACAAGATGTTGGAACAATTAGATAATTAGTTTTAAGGAGAGAAATAGTTATGAAAATCAGATTAATCGATGTTGATGGAAATAGTGGTCAAACTGATTCGTTTGTTACAAGAGAGCCAAAGGAGGGCGAGTACTTGTATTCACGTAACGGTCGAGATATTTTGATTGTGGATATTTACCAATTTGTTAGAAACACGAAAGAAAATCAACGTGAAGAGCCTGACTTTGTGGCAATGGTTGAATATCAAGAAAACGGAAATCCAGTTTTAACAGATTCATACAATGAAGCAGAACTAAAAGTGGTTGATTGGCTTAGTCTAGGTGATGACGATGAAAACCTATGATGTATCGCGTATGAAACACCGCTGCCAATTCGGGGTGTATGGTAATGGTGAGATGAACCCTAATACAGGTGTGACTATTGAGAAGTTTGTACCGCAGTTCTCACTATGGTTTGGTGAGTATAGTCAGACCATCAACCAGCAGATTACTCTAACCGGAGACAACCTGACAGATACGAAGATGATTGTGGTGCGGCATAATGAGCAGGTTAATCAGCAACAACTGGTTAAGATCAGTGACACCCTTTATCGGATTAGCAATGTGGCAGGTGACGACGAAGTTAACTCATTCGATGTGATCACATTGGTTCGCTATCAGAGACGTGGATAATGAATGATAGGCTGTCTTCACGGACAGCCTTTTTGTGTATGTCTAGAAAATGACTAATTTGTTCTTTACCCTATACCAGTAAATGTTTGTTTTAACGTGGTACACGTGGTATACGTGGTCAAAGCCTTATGTGGCAAGAGATACAGCATTCAGTATCGTGGTACACACGTGGACCAGCGTGGCACACTAGAAATTAAGGGGGCTTATTATATGGCAAAACCTATGAAGCAATGCAACCATGCTGGGTGCCGTCAACTGGTTCCCTATGACGTCCGTTATTGCGATAAGCACCAGCATAAGGCTAATGCCGAAACGTATCACAAGCGCATGTATGGTGAGCATGAGGGACGCTATCAGCAGTTCTATAAGGCATCTCAATGGCGTAAGTTGTCCCGGCGATTCCTAGAAAATAACCCCATCTGCGTGCAATGCTACCAAGAGGGTGTGATACGCAAGGCTGATGTGGTCGATCATATTGTAGAGTTGCGTGATGATTGGTCACGGCGACTAGATGAAAGCAACTTACAACCATTATGCTACCGACACCACAATCAAAAGACTAAGCAGGCTAGGGAAACGCGGTCAAAAGAGGCCAGCGCTAAGAATGGTGGTAAGGCATGATATGACTGCGATAGTTGATGATAGATGATAGTTGCGATTATACAGAGTATTCGCAAGTGAATATGGGTGGGTAGAGCGGAATTTTCCGCTGAATTAAAAATGGCTGGCTAAGTTAAACTTAGGTAGTATATCTGCGCAATGATGTCCCGGATTTTCGGGTGATCTACTAAGCGAAGTTTTCTACTGACCTAACAAGTGTAGTGCTGACTACACTTGTTAAGCTGAGTTACTGAGGTCACAAGTTACGACCCCAACGCACCAAATTGGTGCATTAGCTGACCCGTTAAGGTGACGTGACAGGCTGTTTTCGTAGCTCAATTTTGAGCCCCCAATTTTGGGGAGCCAACCCGAAAACTAGGGCGAGTCGGATAATGATTATCTCTATCGGCATTATGCAGACTCAGGTGACGAATCGAATTAATCTGCGTGGCTAATGTGAACACGCAGGTTCTATGAATGCCGGAGTAGCAATGATATGGGGGGCTATGAATGAACCGATAAGAGCGGGCACACTCCTTTCTGTGCGTAAATTTCCCTTTAAAAGTTTGATTTTTTGCCAATATTGACAGAAATCAAAAAATGTCTACTACTTTATACGAAATTTGCATAAATAAAAAGCCAAGGGGTGAAACACAACTATATGGAGTGCGCTAACTAACAACAGCATACTATATATTGCACTTTTTCCTCGAAAGTGTTACGATTTATGTATAATAAACGAGTTCCGAATATATGTGCATTTGAGCTACCTCGGCCATGCTGTGGTGGCTTTTTTGCATATAAATTTAGCGAAAGGAGCCCGAAAATGGGTCAAAAAATTAAGCAACTATCAACTCTAAAGAAACATCTAACGAACGAAGAACGCGACCAGCGTAAAGACGCTGAGACTGCCTTGTTTGATTACCCGTCACTCGATTTAACGCCCCCTGAATGGTTGCATGATCGTGCTTTGACCGAATGGCAACGTGTTTCCCCGTATTTGAAAGCTAATACGCCCATTAGTGAACTTGATCGGGCCCTTCTAGCAAGCTACTGCCGGGCTTATGCCACCATTCAGACTTGCGAGAATGATATTCGTAAGAATGGCTTAGTGCAGACTAATCAAGAGACTGATGCCCGTAAGCCTAACCCGTATGTGGCTTTGCAGTCACAAGCTATGAAAGACCTAAAGTCCTTAGCTGATGATTTAGGTATGTCATTATCTAGCCGGGCTCGTATGGAATTGAATAAGCAGAAAGATGATGAGCCGGAAGATTCTTTTGAGGCGATGTTGTCATGATTGAATACGTTGATCAAGTCTTGTCTGGTGAAGTATTGGCTGGTCAAAAGATTAAGTGGGCATGTGAGCGATTTAAACGCGATTTAAGCCGTTCTAAAGAAGCTAGCTTCCCATTCTACTATGATGAGGAAGCGGCGGTAAAAGCGGTTAAATTTATCGAATTAATGCCTAAGACTGACGGTAGCCAACTCACCATGCAGCCCTTTCAAGAATGGATCATCAGTGAGTTATATGGCTGGCGGGAGAAAGCAACTGGCAACCGGCGTTATGACCGGGCATTCATTAGTATGGCACGGAAGAATGGCAAAACCTATCTAGCTTCGGGTATGGCCGCTAATGGCCTTTTAAGAGAACGTCAGCCCGCCCGTAACCGACAGGTATTATTCGTCAGCAATGCCCTTAAACAAGCTAAATTAGGCTACGATATGCTTTCAAGTGGTTTACGGCAAGTCCGTAAGCAATCGAAGTACATGCGGCAACGCATTAAGGTGCAGAAACAAGCCATTACCGACCTAGAAACTGATTCGCAAGCCCTAGCCCTTGCTAGTGATACCAGTACACTTGATGGTTATGCCGGCACCACAGTTATTTTAGATGAATGGCATGAGGCCAAAGATCGTAAGGTATACAACGTATTAAAGTCCGGTCAAACGCAAGAAGATAATTCATTGCTAGCGGTGATTTCAACTTCGGGGCTTAATCTCAACGTCCCCATGCACGCCGAATATGAGATGTTGACGGACGTTTTAAAGGGGAAGATTGAAGCTGATCGCTACTTTGCGGCAATTTGGGAACTAGACGACCGCGAAGAAGTTTACGATCAAGCCAATTGGATCAAGGCAAACCCGTTGTTCAGTGAACCATACGTTAAGCAACGCATGACGGAGAAAATTCAGGCCGATGTTGACCTTGCCATTAAGCAAAATAACCTCATTCCGGTGCTGGTGAAGAACTTCAATATGTGGTTGCAAGCCAGTGAGGATAGTTATATTTCTGCGGACGATTGGGCCGCTGGTAAATTAGATGAACTCCCCAATTTGCGGGGGCGCGATGTGTATATTGGCATTGATTTATCAAAAAGTAATGATTTGACCGCGGTTAGTTGGCTCGTGCCAATTGGCAACGGTCAATTTTATTGTGATAGTCATGCGTTTGTGGGGACTAAATACGGTTTAGATTCCAAGATTAAACGTGATGGCATTGATTACCGATCAATGGAACGGGTGGGCGAGTGTAGTATCACCCGACTAGACAGCGGCATTATTGATTATGACGCACTATTTGACTATGTACAGCAATTAGTCGGGCAATATAACTGGAAAGTGAAAGCCGTGGCCTATGATCCATACAACGCCCAAACCTTAATCACTAAGTTTGAAAAACTGAATTATCCCTTATTTGAAGTGCGTCAAGGGACGTTAACCTTGAATATTCCCACCCGAAATTTCCGTGATCAGCTGTATGCGGGTCACATTAAACACAATGGAAATCAGATTCTCGCTTATGCGGTCAATAACGCCATCTTGAAAGTTCTAAATAATGGCTGGCAATTGGATAAGGCCCGCAATAGCAACCGGATTGACCCGATAGCGGCGTTAATTAATGCTTATGTGGCCGGTATGGACTATTACCAAGAAAGTGAGGCGAACCAACATGCGAACGAATATTATGCGACTGCAACGGATCTGTTCTAATTACCTATCTGCAATCCTGCTGATTATGGGGCTGATTCTGCTAGTCGTTGGTGTCGGCGGTTGGTTAGGGTGGTATGCAGCCATCATGCTGGCCGGAGTTAGCCTGATCGTTTTGGCACTACTAATTAATTATGAAGAAAAGGAGGTGAACCCATGAGCATTTTTGTTAAAGCAAGCACCACCAGTGGCACTCATGATCCAGTAGCTGACGCCTTGGTTAGCCTGTCTAGTAATGACCCCTATACGTTTGTAAGCGCGGCGGTGCTACGGAATAGCGATATTTATGCGGCCATTAATATTATCGCCAGTGATATTGCTAGCAACCCGATTGTTTGTGATACGGCCATTTTCAATACCATGATTAATCAGAACCCAAATAACAATATGGACGGTTACCATTTTAAATATGCCTTGGCGGCCAACCTGCTTCTCAATGGCAATAGCTTCGCGGAGATTTTGCCTAATCACACCCTGAAACTGATTTCAAACAACCAATTGGTGGTTGAGCAAGACGATATGAGCGGCAAGTTGACCTATACTTATACGCCAACCAGTGGAACGTGTCGTCAGATCGCGCCTGATAACATCTTGCATTTCAAATATTTCACCAAAGACGGGGTATCGGGGATCAGCCCACTATATGCCTTGAAAGATGAACGCCAGATTCAGTCGGCCGGCAATAAATTGCTAACTGGCTTTTTTACTGCCGGCGTGCACGGCACCACCATCGTTAAATTGCACCAAACGGACTTAGGCAAAGAAGCCAAAGAAAACGTCCGAAAACAGTTTGATGAAACGACCACCGGAAAAAATGCGGTTAATACAATTGTCACTGATGATGGTATGGATATTAGCAATCTGTCCTTAAATACCGATGTGTTAAAACTTGTGAACTCGAATGACTGGACGACCCGGCAAATTGCTAAAGCCTTTGGCTTACCGCCAGAGCGCTTAGGGGTAGAAAACGATCACTCTAACCAAGAGCAAAGCGGCGTTCAGTATCTACAAGGCACGTTACAGCATTACTTTGATAGCTTCACCAGTGAGCTGACTTTTAAGCTTGGCCATGACTTTACCTTTAACACGGACAAGTTATTGAGCCTTGATCCGCAGACCCAGCAAGCCCAAGCGGTGGCTGGATTTACGGGTGGCATTATGAGCCGCAATGAAGCCCGGGCCAAGATTGGCCTGCCACCAACTGATGATGGTGATATTTTCTTAAATCTACAAAAGAATGGAGTGAATAATTCATGAAACAAGATCGACGGTTAACAATTGACGCCGAATTGCGGGCGCAAACGCCACAACCAGAAATACCGGAAGATGAATCTGCAGACAATGCGACCGATCCTCAAACCCAAGACGGCCAATCAGCCAAGGGAAAAACGATTAGTGGTTATGCCATTGTATGGAACTCACCAAGTAAAGATTTAGGTGGTTTTACCGAGATTGTAACCCCCAAGGCGCTTGATGGTGTCGATTTATCAAACGTTCTTATGCTCAATAACCACGACTACACTCAAGTGTTAGCCAGCATTAAGGCGGGCACGCTGACGCTAGAAACAGACGACAAGGGGCTACATTTCATCGCCCAGTTACCGAATACGTCGTTTGCTAATGATGTCTATGAAGAAGTTCAAAGCGGGAACGTTGATTCCTGCTCGTTTGGCTTTGATAGCGATGATGATACCGACGAATGGACTAAAGATGACGATGGCAATATTACCCGAACCATTAATCAAGTCAAAAGTCTGTTCGATGTGTCAGTAGTGGCTGTTCCTGCTTACGATGATACGAATGTACAAGTTGATACGCGCAGTTACGAAAAATTTATCAATCAAGAAAAGGAGCCTGATAATATGGCAAAGCAAACAATTATTGATCCAAACACGAATGAAGATGACAACAAGACCGGTGTTCCTGCTTTTGAAGCTTATGTACGAAGCCACGGTGAAACCCGAGACGGCCTGAATACGAGTGGTGCCAGTGCCGTTATTCCCAAGGAACTAATTACCCCCGTTTTCCAATTAAAGCAATCCACCTACAATCTCGCCCAATATGCGACGGTTAAGCAAGTCTCTAGTGGTTCTGGAACCTATCCTATCTCGACTAGTCGACAATCAGCCGTACTGGCTACTAAGGAAGAACTAGCCGATATTGCGGACGTTAACGCGAACATGTTTACGGAAGTGCCATTTGATGTGAAAACTCGGGCGGGGAAGATTGCCTTATCTAACGAAGTGGTGGGAGATGCCGAAGTGGATATTGTGAGTGAAGTTAAGGCCCAATTACAACAACTCGTTGATAATACGGACAACACTCAAATTATGGGTCTGCTGACGGGTACAGACTTTGCCAAGGCCACTGCTACTGGAATTGATGATCTCAAGAAGATTTTCAATGTGGCCTTAGACCCTGCTTTGAGCAAGATGTGGTTAGTTAACCAATCCGGATTCAACTATCTTGATACTTTGAAAGATAGCGAGGGCCGTTACCTATTGCAACCTAACCCGACAGCACCTAGTGGCTTTACCTTGTTAGGGGCTCCGGTCGTCATGATCAGTGATAAGCTATTGGCCAACAATGCTGACGGCACATTCCCAATGATCGCGGGTGATTTGTCACAAGCGGTGGCGGTCTTCCGGCGCAACCAAGTAACCGCCCAATGGGATAAGTTCGATCAGTTCAGCCAAGGGTTATCAGTGATCGTGCGAAACGATTATGAAGTGATTGATAAGTCTGCTGTGATTAATGTAGCACTAGGAACAGCAACCAGCGGTAAATAGAAGAATATAGGGGGGTGTTGATTCGACACCCCCTATATACATAAATTAAAACTAAGGGGGGGAACGAATCGTTACCCCCACAAAGGAAGTGATGATATGGCTGTGACGGTTGATGATATTAAAATCAGCTTACGATTGGATTTGACCGAAGATGATACCTTAATTCAAGGCTATTTAGATTCTGCTAAGGAATACGTGCAGACCGCCGTTAGCAATACAGCTGACTTAACCCAGTATAAGCAATATGATTTTGCAGTTTCGTTGTTAACACAATTCTGGTATCAAAACCGGGTGGTGGATATGAAACAGACCCCTTACCAAGTGGTTAGCATGATCCAGCAACTACGAGCCGTTGCTGATTGAATACAACTGGTCGTTGTAATGCCTTTTTATTGGTGCTAAAATTTAATTGCTTTCAATGACTGGTTAGAGCCATTGGCTTTCTCATAATGTTAGGGAGGTCGCATTTTGCGGCCCCCTTCCCTCATACATATATTTGGAATCAGAAAGTGTGATTCCAATGCGTCAAGATATTAAGAAGATTCGTAATTTATTGAAAGAGTATGCCAAATTGAAACGGGAAATTCGTACGTTTAACCAGGTATCTAGTCCGGTTCTAAGCGTGGCTCCTAGTCACAGTGGCGGCAATGGTGTTGAAACTAGCCTCATTAACTATGTTGACCTATCCTACCAGCTGAAAGAGGTCGATGACGCGCTAAATTCAATTCATAATCCGCAGTATCAGTTTATCTTACATGATTACATTATTAACAAGCGGTTTACTCGAAACGAGGCTTGCGAACGCTTAACCGTTAGTGTTAGCAAGTTTAATTATATAAAGAATAGGGCGCTTGAAATGTTTTTGTTAGCATATGAAAGATTGTAACCAACTTTTTTTAGTGATATTATTATCCTTAGGAGGTGCCTATCGTGAATGAAAAGTACGATCCAATGGATATCGCTAATTATTTAATATATTTAGCAAATAAATCTGAAAAAAATATTACGAACTTGCAGCTACAAAAGATTCTATATTTTGTTAATGCTAAATATCTGGTTGAAAATAATGGAGCACCTCTTATGACTGAAAAATTTGATAGATGGGCATATGGACCAGTTTTGTATGAGGTTTATTCGAACTTTAGAAATTTTGGGGCGCAACCTATTACGGAACCTGCTGGTGTCTATAATTTCAACAGTTCAGATCCTTTTAATGCGGAATTTAAACCATTTGATCCGAGTTATATAAGTGACAAGGTAAAAGAAACCGCCACAGATGTATTTAATGCTTTGATAGATATCAAAGCATTTGACTTAGTTGGATATACACACAATGAAAGCATTTGGTCTGATTATAAAAAGGAAATAGAAAATAGAAACGCCCCTAAATATGAAAATGAGGAAATTTTTGAATTTTTTAGAAAAAACCCTCAAGAACAGATTTGGAAAAAGTAATCATGGCATTAGATACTGAAAATAAAAACTTATATAGCAAAGATTATGCTTCAGAAATTCTCAAATTCATAAGCTCTAAGTCGATGACCCCAAGCACTGTTGAATCGTTCTTTCGGTCAGTCAACAGTGGGCGACAATTCGATTTTCATCATGAGAAAATTGCAAAGGCTGTGTATGAAATTGACGATGCTAGTATTGTCATACTAAAAATTAATTGTCAGACGATTGAAACATCACCATTTGATAATGATAAAATAACTAAATTTATATCTAGTATAAGATTATCTATAACCCAGAGAGATTTTATTTTAGAAAATATAAAAATAGCAGGGGCTGAAGCAAAAAAGATAGAAAACACAAAATCACAAATTTACACGGATATTATATCTGTGCTTGGAATCTTTTCAGCTCTTATTTTTGCTTTGTTTGGCGGTGTCAGCACAGTTGCTCAAACAATGTCAGGGCTCGCTAGTGGTGTGAGACTTAGTAGGATTGTTTTAATGTTTTCTCTGATTTCAATGGGATTGGTGGTCCTAATATTCTTACTACTAAATGGAATTAGCGGAATGGTTGGAAAGAAAATGAAGGTGTGTTGTGATGATGAAAAATGTCGGCACACGCCATTTCAAAGGTATCCTTTTTTCGTTATTGGAATAATGGGGTCTTTGGTGTTGATGGGTGCAAGTGTTGTTGTGATATTGTTTGATTATCATAAAGTTTTGTATGATCATTGGATAGTTTCATCGATAGTGTTTATCATCCTTTTTTTATCAACGATGTTAAGGTTATACCGTACTCTAACTTCAAAAAAAAAGTAAGAAAATCACTAATTGGTTAAAAAAACTGTTAACCAATATGGTTAACAGTCACTGCCCCGCGCAAGTATGAAGCCACCGGAAACGGTGGTTTTTTGTAAAGTAAGCCAAATGGTAAGCCAACCATTATTTACTAGGCGTTGAAACCCTTCCTATCACTGGTGTATAGGCGTTTATAAAGAAGTGAGGGTCATTCCCAGTATACCCAATTCTTACTTATCAGCCGTTGTCATAGGGTGTCAAAACCCTTATGGCAGCGGCTTTTTTAGTACCTTAGTGTTTTATAGATGGTGGCAGGGTTTAGTTCACATTTTGACAGAAGAACAGAGTATTTGAAAGTTTTAAAATGGGGATGAAAAGTGATGATATTTTTTCAACAACTAATATATAATGGGATTAGTTGAAAGGGGATAGGGGAATATGCTAAGAAAATTGGAGTTGTCTTTAATTGTTATCGGCGGGGTTATGACTATAGGGACAAAAAATGTGAATGCGGCCTCTTTTGCTTCAGGGGACTCTATAGTTTCTATGACTACTCGCAATAATTATATTCATGATTCAAAATACCGATATCTAGTCACAAAGAAGAATGCAATTGCTTATAAAGCAATTGGTAAGGCGCCTGATTATACTGCCAGTGTGTCTATCAATAAAAATGTGCCATTAACAGTGCGGCAGACGGTTGAGGGAGGACATATTGTTACGGAACCGCAAAGCACGGATAAATTATTTTTAAGTAACGATAAGCAATTTGTATATTCCAGTGATGTAAAATCACTAAGTAAAAAGCAAATTAAAGTGCTGGCTAAGGATTCTAAAAAATGGTCCTCAAAAATCGGGAAAAAGAGTGTACAGGCGGTCGGTTATTATACTGGCGATGGTTATGAAAAAATTAACGGGTATTTGAGAAATGGTAAAGGTCAGAAAAAAGTTGTCAAAAAAGCGCAACTGGTCCAAAAGGGGATTTCTAAATTCAAGCTACGTTACAATACGACAGTTTATCGTGGTATATCTAACAAAGGCTTAAAGCTCTCACTAAATAACCGGGGGTTAAGCGTTGGATCAATCTATCAAGACAAGGCCTTCTCTTCTACTAGTCTCTCTAAGCAAGTCGCCTTAGGATTCAGTAGTCAGTGTCTTTTGAGAATCAATATTCCAGCCGGGTTCCATGGGGCCTATATTGATCCGATCTCAAAGAATAAAGGTGAGAAGGAGTATTTGCTGAAAGAGGGACAAAAATTAATTGTTACTAAGATTCAAAATGTAAGTTATACGGAAGCGACAAAAATGTACCTGATTAAAAATAAAGGGTCAGAGGTAGTCCAACACACAACTAATAACGTTAAGGGAAACTACAAACTAATTACGCTAAATTTGTTGAATTAA